AACATTCGCAAAATCAAATCTACCTCATACGCCGTGTAGTACATTGAATCACCTCAAAGCGAGTATACAGGGCTGCGGGTGGGGTGTCAACAAATAACGTCCGGCCAGAGCCGGGGGAGGTTTATATGGAAGCAATCATAGCGGCCATTGAAAAGGCGGTTGAAAATACAGTCATAAAAGAGTGGCATCACGACGGGTATCTCGATGGGACCTATTGCGATGGCGTCCGTTGCGTTATCGACGGAACACATTATTTGATTGCTGTCAGTGAGGAGGCCGACCATGGATGAATTGAAGCCGTGCCCATTTTGCGGGGATGAAGCGGAGCGTATTTCAAATAATGGGCTATTTGGTGTGCACTGTAAATGCGTCAATTGTATTGCGTTTGACATTGAGCCACAGTATCGTGACCGGCGCCTTGCAGATAAAGATTGGAACAGGAGGCCCGACCATGGCACTGATTGAGCGGGAGGCGGCGAAGGCCAAGGTAGCAGAGACTATCCTGGGTGCTTCTGAGTTCGCCGAAGATATGCGGCAGGCGTGTTATAACGCGATTGACGCTGTACCCACCATCGACGCCGCGCCGGTAGTGCATGGGAGGTGGACTTTTGGCGGAGATGGGATTATTCAATGCTCATTATGCGAAATGACATACCCATCACAAGGAGCGTTCAAGAAGGCGTTTTATCCTATGCATTACTGCCCCAACTGCGGCGCTCGAATGGACGGAGGCGAGGAACATGAGGCTGATTGACGCTGATATAAAGGTCTCTGATTATATCGAAACTTGGCAATGCGAATACAGCGAAAACGATACGCAAACAGTAATGGCCGTTGAAGATTTGCAGTATTTGCCCACCATCGACCCCATCCACGCGGCGGGCGGGTGCTATTGCAGGGAGTGCTGCTTCGGGCGGAAGCCAAATAGCGCGGATATGCAGGACGGATACGTGTATTGCCAGNGCCGGTAGTGCATGGGAGGTGGACTTTTGGCGGAGATGGGATTATTCAATGCTCATTATGCGAAATGACATACCCATCACAAGGAGCGTTCAAGAAGGCGTTTTATCCTATGCATTACTGCCCCAACTGCGGCGCTCGAATGGACGAAGGTGAGGGGAATTGATAAACAAGCACCCCAAACACTGCAATCTGTGCGGTGGCCCGGTCATATACACCAGCAACGCAAAGGTATATGGCCGGGAGTATGGGAGCGGAAAGTGCTATTACTGCACGAAATGCGGCTCGTATACCGGAACACACAAACCACGGCCCCGTGAGGCCCTTGGATTGCTTGCCGACGAGCGTATGCGCAAAGGGAAAATGGCGTGCCACGGGCTTTTTGACCCAATGTGGAAGGGCAAGCCGAAGGCCGGAAAGAAGCGTCAAGACCTGTACTGCTGGCTGGCGGAGCAGATGGGGATGTCTGCTGAAGAGTGTCACTTCGGGTATTTTGACCTTCAGCAATTAAGACGCGCGTACAAAATTCTTTTAGGCGTCCAAGACAAGCCCATGATGTATGACAATTGTGGGCGGTTGCGTTTTGATGGAGGTGAGAACAACGGCTGAGTGGATTAGCGTCAAGGAGAGGCTGCCAGAGTGGTTCGGGTGGTATCTGGTATGTAGCAGAGGGCGAGTAGAGCCGGTATGGTTTGATATTACGGGATGGAGCAATATGCGGTGGCCGCAGTACGTCACCCATTGGATGCCCCTGCCGGAGCCGCCGAAGGAGGCCGAGCATGATTGACCAGGACAAGACCCGCATGGAGGCCGCCCGTGATGTTGCTGACTGCCGATGACCTCTCTGCCCTCTCCACGGCTCTGAGACAGTGCAAGCCGTTGACCCTAGACCGTACACTCGGAGACCGCAGAGTCCGCGCCACGGTCTGCCCTGCGTCCCCTGCGTGGCCTGTGGAGATGCTGATACGGGTTGAGATATGGTGGCCGGGATGGTATATGAGCAAGTATTGCGAGAGTGCGGAGGAGGCTGAGGAGGTCTTACATGACAAGCCAAGAGAAGAAAGAACAGCTCCTCAAATACCGGGAGGCCGAGAAGGAATCGGAACGCCTGGAGCAGGAGATAGCCCGGTGGTACTCCAAGGCGGAGAAGATGACCACAATAATCAAGATGGTTCCTGGTGGCGGAGATGGTGGGCGAAGCATAGAGACCGCCATTGAAGAGGTTGATGCCTTGGCGGGCGAATTGGCCGAGAGCAGGCGTAAGGCGGTTCGGCTCAGGCGCTCAATTGGAGCCGCTATCGAGGGTATCAATGACGCGAAGTTGCGTCAGGTTCTCCGGCTGAAATACATAGATGGCATTAAAAGCTGGGAGAAGGTGGCTGAAATCATGGATATCAGTTCCAGATGGGTAACGTCCCTCCACGGGAAAGCTCTATCAGAAATTGATGTTAGTTCCTTGTAGTTCCCATATTTTCGATGATATAACTATACTAGGAAAAACAGCGGGAAGCGGGATATACCTGCCCCATGTTTGTAGTCGCCCCGGCCCGGCGGAATATCCGGGACGGCCCGCAGGACAGCCGTAACCCTGCACTATAGCCCTGAGTGGGCTATACGCCCTTGTAAGTCTCAGGTGGTTAGAGCTACGCCGCGAAGTCGTGGTCGCCGGTTCGAGGCCGGCCGAGGGCACACAGACCCACCCGCACCTCTCGAACGGATGTGTCCCATGGGTGGCTCGTTTCACTGCTCCAAAGGCCACGGAGCTGACTGTGGAAAGACACTATACCGGAGGCTTGGAGCGGACGTTACGCGCCGGTGAAGTGAGAACGCCGCCCGCCTGTCATGGAGGCGGAAGCGGTGGCAGCTATGACCTGCCCCGGTGTGCCGACACATAGAAAGCGGCTGCGCCTGGCGGAGCGTGTAGAGACGGAATCCGCCAATATGGACCGTTATCCCGAAGGCCGGGCGGGCAGCTCATAACTGTTTGGTCTAGGTTCGATTCCTGGACGGTCCACCAGATGTCGGGTCGCGCCCGAACGATGCGAGAGCGGCGGTGTGCCTCACCCAGAATGATAATGCCCGCTGAAAACTGCGCCAAGTAGATGCGGACTTGAAACAGGTTTTCTGGTAAAGAGAACTGATTGTGATGGTATGCATGGATGTGTGACAATCTAAGCGGGAAGCCGTACATGCCGCTTTTGGCCGCATGAGGCCGACGGTGGCACCAAAAGAGGGCGGCCGAAAATCGGCAGTCCGTAGCAGTGGAAGCCCTGCAATAGCTGGGTTTATCCGCGGCCAAAAACAAAGCCGCCAGGGGACCTCAATCCTCTGGCGGTTGCTTTTCCTCTTCAGTTCCTTCGTACTCCTTGCGCATGGCGTCGATAAGGGCCTGGGTGAGGTTATCCGTTTTATCCGTCATGAGTCCGCCTCCTTCGGTGGTATTGTACGCCGGGAGGCGGTAGTTGTCCAGTGCTCGAAATATGGTAATGGGCTGTCAGCTTACGGGCTGGTGGCTCTTTTTTGGAGGTGGTGAGGGTGTGGCGCTGACAGTGAAGCAAGAGAGATTCGTTGAAGAGTACTTGGTGGACCTGAACGCCACACAGGCAGCCATCAGGGCGGGGTACAGTTCCAAGACGGCGTATGCCATCGGACAGCAGAACTTGAAGAAACTTGAAATTCAAACTGCCATTCAGGAGGCGATGGATAAGCGGTCTAAGCGGGTAGAAGTTACCCAGGACCGCGTGCTTCTGGAATACGCCCGGCTGGCGTTCTTCGACCCCCGAAAGCTCTTCATGGAGAACGGTAAGCCAAAAGACATCAACCAGTTAGACGACGATACCGCCGCCGCCCTGGTGGGCCTGGATGTGTTGGAGGAGTACGAGGGCGCCGGGGAGAGCCGGGAGTTTGTGGGCTACACGAAGAAGTACAAGCTGGCAAACAAGCTGGGGGCACTGGACAGCCTGGGGAAGCACCTGGGGATGTTTGATGGGAAAAGCGGAGAGGGCCGGGAGAAGAACAACAACCTTCTCGACGCCGTGAAGGAGAGCGCAGAAGAGGATGTGGACGCCAATGACCTACCAGAAGTTCAGTAAGCGGCAGCTCTTGGCGCTGACATGGTGGAACCGGCCCAAGTTCAGGGACAGGGATGCAATCATCTGCGACGGGTCCGTCCGGTCTGGCAAGACGCTGTGTATGGCGGTGGGGTTCATCCTCTGGTCGCTGTCCGCCTTTGACGGTGAGAAATTCGCCATCTGCGGAAAGACCATTGAGAGCCTGCGGCGCAATGTCATTGTAAATCTCCCGCTCTGGCTGGAGGGGCTGGCCCTGGTGACAGAGAGCCGCAGTGAGAACAAGGTGACTGTTACCATCGACGGGCGGGCCAACACCTACTACCTCTTCGGAGGCCGGGATGAATCAAGCTATGCCCTCATCCAAGGCATGACGCTGGCGGGGGTGCTGCTGGACGAGGTGGCCTTGATGCCCCGCAGCTTCGTGGAGCAGGCATTGGCCCGATGCTCTGTGAAGGGGTCCAAATTTTGGTTCAACTGTAACCCGAACGGCCCCGAGCACTGGTTCTACAAAGAGTGGGTGTGCAAGGTTGACGAGCACAACGCCCTGCATCTGCACTTCACGATGGAGGACAATCTATCGCTGGACCCGGCGATTAAAGCCCGGTATGAATCCATGTACTCCGGCGTGTTCTATCGGCGCTATATCCTTGGCGAGTGGTGCTTGGCGGAAGGGCTTGTCTATGAGTTCGATAAGGTTAAACATACAACAGACAAAGCCCCGGAGTATGGCCGATACTTCATCTCCTGCGATTACGGTACGCTGAACCCGTTCTCGGCGGGCTTGTGGTGCTTCGATGGGGAAAGGGCGGTACGCATCCGGGAGTATTACTATTCGGGCCGCGGCAGACAAGCCTTGAAGACGGACGAAGAATATTATGCTGAACTGGAGCGGTTGGCCGGGAATCTGCCAATTGAGCATATCATCGTGGACCCATCGGCGGCCAGCTTTATTGAAACCATTCGGAGGCATGGGCGGTTTTCCGTACGTAAGGCCCGAAACGAGGTCCTTCCCGGCATCCGCCTGACGGCTACGCTATTGAAAGCCGGCCGCATCCTGATCCACACCGACTGCAAGGACGCTATCAGGGAGTTTGGGCTTTATTGCTGGGACGATAAGGGCGAGGTGGACAAGCCCTTAAAGGTCAACGACCATGCTATGGATGATATCAGATATTTTTGCAGCACGGTTATGCGGAGAAAGGTTCGCGGGCTGGACTTGGGGGGAGAGGGCGATGAGTAAATTCAAGCGTTGGCTTTACAACAAGTTCTTGCCCGCCTACTGCAAGGATGAGCTGATGGAGACCAACGAACGGTTGTCCGCCGTGGTGACCGAGCAGCGCCACGAGATAGAGCGACTGAAAGCCTATATCGGTGGTGTTGAGCGGGCTATGCGGTGCCAGAAGCGCATTACCATCCACACAGGGGAGGTGAAGCCGTGAGTATTCTCTCGGCGCTGTTTAGCAATCAGGTGTCGGTGGAGCAGGCACTCAGGGCGAGGGACATCACCACCGGCCCTATGAAGAAAGCAATTCAAGAGTGGTTCAGTCTCTACTTCGATACCGTTCCGGCCAAGGAGGAGGACCCATGTCAGCGGATTCCGTATGTGGTGGTGAATAAGCTCACTAAGACGACTTTTTCTGAGTACACGGCTGCTGTGGAAGACGACTTTTTATCGGGATGCCTGGAACGGCTGGAGAAGGTGCGCAAGAAGGTGATGCAGTTCGCCCTTATCGGCGGCGATTGCTACATAAAGCCCGTTCTCACACGGGGCGGGTTCAACTTCGTTCCTGTGCGCCGGGACTGCTATCTGGTGTTGGCCCGGAACGAGGAGGGCGAGGCAACCAGTATTGGGACTGCCGAATACACTGCCAGCGGCGGGAAATATTACACGCTGCTTGAGAAGCGGACGGTGGATGAGAGCGGATATCTGACCATCGAAAACAGGTTGTTTCGCTCTGAGGATAAGAGCATCCTGGGCGCGGAGATACCGCTTGGCGCACTTCCGCAGTACGCCGCATTAGAGCCTGCGGTTACCCTGAGCGAGCCGTTGAACGGCCTGGGCATGGCCTTGCTCAAGACGCCTATGGTCAACTGCGTGGACGGGTCGGACGACTCGGTGTCGGTCTACGCTCCCGCCGCCGGCCTCATCCACAATATCAACCGCAACGAGGCTCAAATCAACGGGGAGTTCGAGCGAGGGCAAAGCCGTATTATCGCCAGCGCGGATATGATGGAGTTGGACGAGAGCGGAGAGCGGCGCAGACTGGTGGACAACGTGTTCACCGCCATAGATGACGCCCCGGATGAGGTGGGCATCACCATCTTCTCTCCGGCGCTCAGAGAGCAGTCATTCCTCGCCCGAAAGACGGAGTACCTCCGCAATGTAGAATCCCAAATTGGCCTCAAGCGTGGAATCCTGTCCGAGGTGGAAGCGGCGGAGCGGACGGCTACAGAAATCACCTCCAGCGAGGGCGATTACAACCTGACCATCATTGACTTCCAGCAGGCGTGGGAGGCGGCCTTGAGAGAGGCGATGCGCATCTGTTGTACCTTGGGATATCTGTACAAGCTATGCCCGCGAAAGGAGTTCGACCCTGACGCGCTGACCGTCGACTGGGGGAACGGCGTCCTGTATGACCGGGATAAGGCGTGGGCGGAGCGGAAGGAGATGGTGGCGGCGGGGCTGCTCAAGCCGGAGCTGGCTTTGGCGTGGTATTTCAACCTTCCCTGTAAGACCCCATCCGACCTGATGAAGATACGCCGGGACTATATGCCTGAGATTGAAGCCATGACTGGCGGTGATTGACCGTGCTGACCCCGGAGCAGATTGAAGCCTTACGGGACCGTGCCGGCCAGATATCGGACCCCATCAATGATTTTCTTTTGGAGGACATTGCCCGGCGTGTGTCCGGGGCGGGGCAGCTCACCAGCTCAGCGGCCTATCAGGTGTGGCGGGCGCAGCAGCTTGGCCTATCCCAAAAGGAAGTAAAAAAGAGGCTGCGGGAGCTGCTGGGAAAGTCGCAGAAGGAGATAAACGAACTGCTGACTCAGGCGGCGGAGGTGGGCTATCGGTTCGACCTGGACCGGCTGCCGACAGCGGCGGCGATACCCTTTGCCGAGAATGCGGTTATGCAGCAATTGGTTTCAGCGGCGGTTAAACTGGCGCAGGACGGCTTTACCAACCTGACTCAGACCTTAGGTATGGTAGACCCGTTTGGCAACGCCCTGCCCCTCCGGGATGCCTACCGGAAGTGTATGGACTACGCTTTCGAGCAGGTGTTTACCGGGGCGACAGACTACAATACAGCCATCCGGCGGGCGACCAAAAACCTTGCCGACATGGGTGTGAGAGTCATTGACTACGAAAGCGGGGTACATACCGGCCTGGAGGCCGCCGTCAGACGGAACATCATGGGCGGCCTGGGGTTGATGCAGGAGCAGATAGCCCAGCAGAACTATGACGACCTCGGGTGTGACGGGTGGGAGATATCAGCCCATGCCGCCAGCGCACCGGACCATGAGCCGATTCAGGGGAAGCAGTACAGCGACGCAAGGTATAAGGCCCTTAATGGCAGTTTAAAGCGCCGTATTGGAACGCTGAACTGCGGCCACGCGGCTTTCCCAATCATCTTGGGCGTCAACAGCCCCCAGTATACCGCGAAGCAGCTTCGGGAGTTCCGGGAGGACAACGAGGCGGGGGTTACCTATGAGGGGCGGCACTACACCATGTATGAGGCCACCCAGCAGCAAAGGAAGGTGGAGCGGTCCATCCGGCGGCAGAAGAGCCGCATCCTTGTGGACGAGGCCGCGGGGGACGCTGAAAAGCTGACCACTGACCGCATCCGCCTCCAAAGACTGAACCAGGAATACGCCCGGTTCTCCAAGGCCACGGGGCTGCCCACCCAGCGGGAGCGGACCATGGTGGCCGGGTTCGGGCGCGGCGGCCATCGATCTGCCGGCGCAAGCGATTTTGGCAGGGGAGCAGCACCGGTAAAGAAAGATGCCACCTTCAAGACTGCGATACCCGGCTATTCAGATGCGGTCAATGATAGCATCTCCAGGGCGGGGAAGCATACAGTCGAGGAGGGCGCGAAGCGACAGGGCGAGCACCTTGTTCTCGTAGATACCCGGACCGGGGAATGGGTGTTTGAGGAGGCGGGAGACGAGGTTTCTGTCGGCAGTTCAGAGGCGTTTAGGCGCTTCGTGGAAGAGCATCCTGACGGGCGGTTCTCCTATGTGCACTCTCACCCGAGCGGAAGGGAACTGTCCCTTAACGATATGATTGAGTTCTTTGGCGCCGACCAGTTTGAGAGCATGGTGGCCGCAGGCTATAACGGAAAGGTTTATGCTGTATACGGAAAGCGTGAGCGAATCAGCGCATGGAGCGTAGTTATGGACCCTGCGGTAGATATTCCGTTAACTGGTGACTTGCGCCAACTTCTGCGTGATGGTAAAATAGAGCCGGACTATTTTAGACATGAGGCTGAGCGCCGCAGAGTTCGGTACTTGATTGACCACTATTGTAGCGGATGGGGGGCTGAAACATGACAGACGAAGAGTATGCCATGCATAGATTGTGGAAAAAGGACTGTACTGAGCTTATCACCGAGTATCCGTTTTTTCGCGATGGAATGACGATTGCGGAGTTCGATGCGGAGCAGAAAGCCTACTTTGAATTTCTTGACGCCGGAGGGAAGCCGTGGGACTATAGGGCGGTATTGGAACAACGACGCAGACCACAAGAGTAAACCACCATCCTTCGGGGCGGTGGTTTTCTTATACCCACTTTGATTGAGGGCGACCGAAAGGCCGTCTTTTTTCATACCATTTTTGACCGGCCCGAAGTCGCAAAACTACGGGGCCACAGGGGACGCGACCCCCGCTAACAAAGCGCAGTGGTGAAAGGACGATATGAAAAGAGAATTTCTAAAAAACTTCAAGGTTGGCGACCAGGAGCTTCCAAAAGAGGTCGTTGACGCCATCCTGGACGAGAACAGCCGGGACATCGAGACAACCAAGGCAAAGTTCTCCGACTATGACGACCTCAAAGCCCGCCTGGAGGAGGCCGGGAAGACCATTGAGGGCTTCAAGAGCATGGATATCGATGCCGTACGGAAGGAGGCCGACGGCTGGAAGGCCAAAGCGGAGCAGGCGCAGAAGGACGCCGATGAACGTGTTGCGGCCATCCAGTTTGACAATCTGCTGTCCTCCGCCATCACGGGCGCCAAAGGCCGCAACGCCAAGGCTGTCATGGCCCTGCTGGACCTGGACGCCCTCAAGGGCAGCAAGAACCAGGAGGCAGACATTAAATCCGCCCTGGAAGGGCTGAAAAAGGACAACGGCTATCTCTTCGAGGACGCACAGACCCCGCCCCCCTACGCCGCAGGGACCGGCACGCACAAGCTCCTGACTGAGGTCACCAAAGAGGCGTTCGACAAGATGGGTTACCGCGAACGCCTTGAGTTCAAGCAGAGTAACCCGGAACAATATGAACAGATGAAGGAGTAATGAAAAATGGCTGACAACATGACGAAACTCGCACAGCTCATCGACCCCGAGGTCATGGCGGATATGATTTCCGCTAAAATCCCCAAGAAGCTGGTGGTGGCGCCCTTTGCCAAGGTGGATACGACCCTCCAGGGCGTACCCGGCAGCACCATCACCGTGCCTTCCTATGGCTACATCGGCGACGCCGACGACGTGGCCGAGGGCGTGGAGGTCACTCCCGCCAAGATGTCCACCACCACCAAGACCGCGGCTGTGAAAAAGGCAATGAAGGCTGTGACGCTCACCGACGAGGCCGTGCTCTCCGGCTACGGCAATCCTGTTGGTGAGGCCAACGGCCAGATTGCCAAGGCCATCGCATCCAAGGTGGACAACGACTGCATGGACGCCCTCCAGACCGCCACCCTCATCTATGACGGCTCCGCCAAGGCCATCGGCTACGCCGGTATCGTGGACGCCATCGACCTGCTGGAGGAGGAGGTCAACACTGAGAAGGTCATCTTTGTCCATCCCAAGCAGGTGACGGTGCTGCGGAAGGACCCGGATTTCCTGTCTGCCGACAAGTACACCTCCGGCGTGGTCATGTCCGGCGAAATCGGCAAGATTTGCAACTGCCGCGTGGTGGCGTCCAAGAAGGTTCCCGTGGTGAAGGTGGGCGCGTCCGGTTCTCAGGTGGACTGCTACGCCTGCCCTATCGTCAAGCTGGAGCAGGATATGGAGACCGAGGACGAGATGCCCGCCATCACCATCTATCTCAAGCGGGACACCAACGTGGAGACCGAGCGGCACACCCTCTCCCGCACCACCGACGTATCCGCCGACAAGCACTATATCGCCACCCTCTCCAACGAGGCCAAGGTGGTTTTGGCGAAGTTCAAGAAGTAAGGAGGCGCCGCCCATGGTGGGCTATGATTTTTACATCCTGGCATTTATGGGCGGCTCCATCCCCCCGCCGACTTCCCGCGGCTGGCTTCGCGGGCGCAGGAGCAGCTTGCCCGGCTTAAGCGCCTCTACCGGGTGACTGCCCCTGATGCCCGGGCGGAGGATATGGCGGTTTGTGCTATAGCTGACGCGCTCTATTACTTCGAGACTGCCGCAAATACGCCTCAGAGTTCGTCTATCGGCAGTGTGTCCAGCAGCCAGGGTACGGCGGTTGATATCAGCCCCAAGGCCCAGGCCAAGGAGCTGTACCGTTGCGCCGCCCTCTATCTGGATGTCTACAGGGGGTGTGGACGATGCTGAGCGTCAGGCCGCATTCGCCGGTGGATTACTCCGAGTGCAATCAAACCGTGACCATCTACCACAAGGACGGGGAGACCTACACCCGGACAGTCGCCAAGCGGGCGTTTCTGGATTTCCGCAAGACGCAGAACGTGGACAAGACCGGGAGCAGGGAGGTAAACTCCTTTCTCCTGGTCGTCCCGTGCGCTGTACAGGGGGTTTTTGTGGGGGATAAGGTTTTGCTTGGGGTAGGTGAGGAAATCGCCTCACGGGAGGCGTGGGCCGCCATGATACCGTCCAGAGTGCCGGGGCTCGTCATCGTACAGTACGTGGACCCGAAGTACTGGCAGGGACGGTTGGTCCATGTGGAGGCGGGCGGATGAGCGCGACCGGGAAGGTGAGGCTGGACATGAAACCCATTCGCCGCCTCCTGAAAGAAAAGGGGTTGGCGGTGACCGGAGATGTGCAGCGGTTCCATACTGCCAACGTCCTGCGGCGCATCATCAAATATATGCCGTACCGTACCGGGGCGACTATCAAGCTGACTCAGGCGCAGACCGTGATTTCCAAGCCTGAGATTGTGACGGATGTGCCATATGGGAAATACCTGTATTATGGCAAAGTCATGGTGGGAGCGCCGCCCAAACGGGCAACGGACCGCGACTTGAGATACACGAAGACCAAGAACCCGCTGGCCGGGCCGTTCTGGGACCGGGCGCTGACGGCCGCAGAGGGGGCCGCTATGGTTGGCGACCTCCAGCGGTACATCAGAATGAAGGGGTGACGCTATGACGGCACTGGAAAGAATCAGGGAGTGGATTACTACCTACCCGGAGTTTGACATCCTGGGCGCGTTCCAGGTGGACTATACCGACAAAGTTCCTGCCAACGGGGGGATTTTTCCGTCCGGGCTGGTGGCGGTTGACCGCCGGGAAGACGTTTTAGGCAATGTAGAGGTAACAAATCAGTACAATTTCGGCATCTACTGTGTGTTTGAGAAAGCGCCCGGGGATGATGCCGGCGCGACGGTCAACGCAGACTGGGTAATGGGCTTCCAGGAATGGGTGCAGGAGCAAAGCATCCTGGGGTTGGCCCCGACCTTTGGAAATACCGACACCAAGCAGGAGAGCATTCAAGCGCAGAACGGGATGCTGTATGAAAGCGGCGAGGGTATTGCGACTTATATGGTCCAGCTCTCCGTGACATTCAAGAAAAGATATGAGGTGACTTAAATGGCAAAGATTGAACGAAAGTATATGGCCCACTACATCAACACTGCCACGACCGGCGAGGCCGAATATGTCCGCCTGGGTAAGGACCTGGAGGAGTATTCCCCCGAAATGTCCGCCAACGTGGAGAAGAAGGGCAACATCCTGGGCGAGACCTCAGTCCTGGTGACCAAGTACGAGAAGAGCGGCACCGTGGAGCCCTACTACGCCGAGAAGGGCGACCCCCTCTTTGAGCGGCTCCAGGCCATCATCGACGGCGGGCTGGTCCTGGACGACTGCAATACCGACGTTGTGGAGGTCAAGCTCTGGGAGACGGCAAGCAGCAGCGCCTATCCGGCCACGAAGGAAAAGGCGGTTATCGAGGTCACAAGCTACGGCGGCGACAACACCGGCTATCAGATCCCCTTCAACATCCACTACACCGGCGAGAAGGAAGAGGGCACCTTCAACGTGACCTCCAAGACCTTTACGGCGAAGACCGCGCCCACAAGCCTTTAAAAATAGGGGAGGGCGGGGCAAACGCTCCGCTCTCCCATGATGGAGGACAATATGGAAAAACTGATTGTAGACAACGGTCTCCTGGAACTGGAGATTAACGACAGCGGCGTACTGCGCTTCAACGCCTCCGATTTCAACGTATATCAGCGGTTCCTTCATCTGGCAAAGGAGCTGCCCGAACTGGAAAAAGAGTATTCCGGCATCGAGCAGACGGGCGGGGATGATATGGAAATTGCCGGGGCGGCCCTGAACAAGCTGGAGGCGCTTGACAGAAAGGTCAAGGAAAAGCTCTCCTGGGTGTTCGGCACGGCCAACGACTTCGACCGGCTCCTTGATGGGGTCAACGTCATGGCTGTGGGGAAGAACGGCGAGAGGGTCATTGTGAATCTGCTGAACGCGCTGTCTCCGTACATTGAGCGTGGGGTTGCCCAGCACCGCAAGGAGGCCGCAGCGGAAGCGGTGGCCGAGGCCAAGCAGAACCGCGCCCAGCGCCGGGCGAAAAAATGACCGGGTGGGAACTGCCGGAGGCGCTGGAGGTCAACGGGAGAGAATATGCCGTCAACGCCGATTACCGGGATATCCTGAATATCATCTCCCGGCTGAATGACGCTGAGGATGAGGAAACCCGCGCTTACGTGGCTCTGGCGCTCTTCTATGAGGACTTTGAGCGTATGCCCGAGTCGGATTACCCGGAGGCCGTAAAGACCCTGTTCTGGTTCATCAACGGGGGAGAGGAAGAGGTTGGAAGCCGCCCCCACCCCAAAACCATCGACTGGGAGCAGGACCGCAGCCTCATCATAGCGGACATCAACAAGACCGCCGGGTGTGAGGTGCGGGCACTCCCGTTCTGCCACTGGTGGACCTTCCTGGCGTGGTTTAACGGCATCGGGGAGGGGCAGCTCTCCACGGTGGTGTCCATCCGGGAGAAGAAGCGGAAGGGCAAGAAGCTCTCTGACTGGGAGCGGGAGTTCTACCAGGAGAACCGGGAGAAGGTGGACTTTAAGCAGAAGTATTCCGCCGAGGAACTGGAGGAGCAGGAGCGGATTAAAAAGCTCCTGGGTGAATAAGAAAGCCGCCCCCACACTGGAGGGCGGCTGGAGCTATTCTAGTCCAAATTGTGCCTTTGATTGCAGCGTACCGCCTTGGAATGTGCAGTTGCAATTTGCCCCTAGCGACCCGTTGCCTGCCCAAGAGTACATCTGCGTTTTGTATTCCTTGCCTCCGATATCAACCTCAGATATAAGTTCACCTTCGGTTCCGAATACCTCACATACCTGCGCATACGTCATTCCTGTTTCAATGGAGTTGAACTGCTCTAGCGTAACGCCGGAGGCGGAGGTAGAACTATCAGCAACGATTCTGCTTGTGATGGTACAATTTTTCATGATTACACCCAAGGTGCCGCTTGTATTCGATCCTACCACTGTCAAAGTATCTCCGGGCTGAAGCTGAGCAACCCTGTCTATCTGGTCATCATTGAAGTAGCACTGTACTGTCTTGAACGAGTATTTTGTGCCATCCCCAAGCGTGACATATGCATCATCAAAAATATCTTTCCCGATAGAGTTGATTATGCCGGTGACTTCAAGCGTCTTATCCAAATATAATTTTTCGGCGTTCACTTCATTATCATCGTAGGCAGTGACCAAATCCAACGCAGAAACCTTTATTGCGTCAGGCAATACGGAGGCAGTATTTGAAGGGTTAAAACCGCCGCTGGCTGTGATACCGGGCTCGTCATCTGGCTGAATCATAAATAGAATTACAATGGATACAATGCATATCCCAGCAATTGCAAAGCAAATCTTTCCGACCGTACCGCGCCATCCGGGGGCAAACGCTTGCGGTTTACGAAGATTGACACGGGGCGGTTCATCGAACTGTGGATCTGCATCTGTATAGCCGCAATTTGAACAGAACTTCCCTACGTATTCTGTGCCGCATCTGGGGCATTTTTTGGCGGTTTCTTTGCGGCGTAGCCCACAGTTAGAGCAAAAGTTTCCCTGAAACTCAGTTCCACATTTTGGACACTTCACAAAACATCCCTCCTCGCATCCAAAGAATACCATATATCAACAAAATAGTCACGTAGAACTTTTGCCACCCACATTCACTCATGGGTGGATTTCTTATGCCCGAAATGAGGTGAGCAAGTGGCAGACGGAAAAGTAGTCATTGATACATCGTTGAACAACAAGGGCTTTACCCGCGGTGTCAACAATCTGAAAGGCGAACTGGGCGGCCTCAGCTCTGTAGTGAAGAAGCTGGGCGGCGTGATTGTGGCGGCGTTCAGCGTCAAGGCCCTGGTGGGCTTCGGTAAGGCCGCTATCGAGCTGGGCAGCAATGTGGCCGAGGTGCAGAACGTCGTGGACGTGGCCTTTGGCGATATGTCTTACAAAATAGAGGACTTCGCCGAGACCTCTATTCAGAACTTTGGCATGTCCAAGTTGGCGGCGAAGAAGACGGCCAGTACCTATATGGCTATGGCAAAAGGCATGGGCATGGCTGACGAGGCCGCATCCGATATGGCAATTTCCTTGACTGGGTTGTCGGGGGATGTGGCGTCCTTCTTCAACATCTCCCAAGAGCTGGCGGACGTAAAGCTGAAAAGCGTATTCACTGGGGAGACCGAGACCCTAAAGGACTTGGGCGTGGTTATGACCCAGACCAACCTGAAAGCCTACGCGCTGTCGAAAGGAATCAACAGGAATCTGGAGTCCATGACGCAGGGCGAGTTAGTGAGCCTGCGCTACGGCTTCGTTATGGAGCAGCTATCCCTTGCCCATGGAGACTTTGCACGCACATCAGATTCCTGGGCCAACCAGACCCGCATCCTGTCTGAGCAGTGGAAAGAGTTCATGAGCATCATTGGTCAGGCGCTTATCACGGTGCTGCGCCCGCTGGTGGTGACGCTCAACCAAGTTGTTTCCGGCATGATAGACGCGGCAAACACCATCAACAGCGTGGTAACAACCCTCTTCGGCGGGACCTCCACACAGATGCAGCAGACCCAGGAGGACGCATCCGTGGTGGGCGACGCTATTGAGGGTAGCGTTGACAGTGAGGGCGACTTGACCGACGCTGTTGAGCAGACCAACAAGGCGGCAAAAAAGAGCCTTGCAGCCTTTGATGAAATCAATAAGCTCACTGGGAATACGGCGACCGGCGGCGAGATAGAAATCCCGTCCATTCCGTCCATCGGCGGCGGTGGCGGCATCACAACGACGGAAGGAGAAAAGATTAAAGGGCTGTCGGAGAAGTTGACGGCCATGCTGGAGAGCTTACGGAAAGGCTTCCAAGAGCTGAAAGGATGGGTTACGGACTTTTTTGCTCCCTTCAAGGAGAGCTGGGATGCTCACGGGGCGGCAGTAATCACCGCCGCAAATAACGCCTTTTCAAGCATAATCGGACTGCTGCGCTCAGTAGGAGAGGCGTTTATGGCTGCATGGTCTGGTGGTTCGGGCGTCACCATCCTCACCACAATTCAGGGAATCGTCAGGGGAATCATGGAACTGGCCGGGACCCTGGCGGAGCGATTCCGCCTCGCTTGGGAAGCGAACGGGAATGGACAGGAAATTTTAACGCTTATTATCGGAAACTTTAACATCGTTTTAGATACGATAAGCAGAATCATTGATGCAACGGTTGAGTGGGCAAAAACCTTAAACTTTGAACCCCTTTTGGCGGCTTTCAGAAGCTATTTAGAGGCATATCAGCCGATCCTTCAAGTTATTTGCGATACGTTATATCAAATTTGGGTGGGAATTGTTCTCCCGTTTCTATCTTGGCTGATTGAGACAGCGCTCCCATTCGTTTTGACAAAGTTAACGGAACTGTTTGACTTCCTCGCGGAGCATCCATGGATTATTGAGCTGCTTACAGACTTGGTTGTCGGTTTTATTGCTGCTTGGGCCCTTGGTACAGTGATTGCCGGAGTGGCAAAACTGGTGGGCGTTCTCAGCCCGCTCAAGATACTGCTTGGTTTAATTGCGGGGCTGTCCATTGCTGTGGTTTCAGCATGGAAAGATATGTCACCGCTAGAAAAAGCGGCAGCAGTAGTTGGTGTGTTGACGATAGCCATTGTTACCCTTGCCATTGCGACCAGTGCGCTGACCGGAATAGGCGGGGCGTTGATTGCCGCAGGGAGTATCGCGGCGGGCATTGCGCTTGCGGTTGCCGCGGTACACGACGCAAACAAGCGAGCGTCCAGCGCACGCGGAGGTGGTATTGCCAGCGGTTACAGTTCTCCCTATGCCCTCTCCACCGCAAATCTCCCTCACCTTGCCCAAGGCGCGGTTATTCCGGCCAACCGGGAGTTCCTTGCGGTGCTGGGAGACCAGAAGAGCGGGACGAACTACGAGGTGCCAGACGCCAAACTTCGGCAGCTCATCCGCGAGGAGACGGCGGGGATGGGCGGTACACCGAATATCAAGATTGAGTTCAGGGGGTCGTTGTCCCAGCTCGGCAGAGTCTTGAAGCCTCATATCGAAGCAGAAACAAAGCGCGTCGGCGTATCGCTGGTTACAGGGTGAGGTGAGCGAATGAAGCCAGTATTTAAAGTGGACGGCGTGTCCTACAACGTCATAGTGCCGGAGGGCGGTCTAAAGCGCCAGGGGCGCGTCCTGGACGGAGAAAGCGTTGGACGGATGCTGTCTGGCCGAATGATGCGGGATATCGTCGGGACCTACTACAACTACGCCATGCAGCTTGATACCCGCAATCTGGACGTAGCCCAGTATGACGCGCTGTATCAGGTCTTAAGCGCCCCCGTGGACTATCACACCGTCATCCTGCCTTATGGTCAGAGCACGCTTACCTTCCAGGCCTACGTAACGAACCTGGATGATGAACTGGTGCTGATGCAGGAGGGCCGCAACCTGTGGGGGAACCTGTCGTTCACCTTTGTCGCCATGCAGCCCGAGCGTACTTAGGAGGGACCATGAACCACAATACCATTACTGTAGGGAGCCGGACGTTCACGGGGGAAGACCTCAAGTCCGGCTCCTGCTATATCGCTGAGTCCATCGCAGGGGAAGAGCTGTCGATAGACACCCTGGACGCCACAGTGGAAAGCGCTGTGGACTTAACCGGGCTGCCCTACGGCGAGGCGGTGACATATACGCACGATAACGTACTCATCGGGAAATTCTTCTTATCCTCTGTGAAGCGGGTGGGCGCGAGCATTTACGACCTGTCCTGCGTGTCCGCCGTGGGGCTGCTGGCCGGGTCCATGCACCTCGGCGGACTCTACACGGGGCAGACAGCGGCGGTCGTGCTGGCGGATATCATCGGCGGCATGGCCGAGTATACCGTGGATGATAAGGTGAAGTCGGTAAAGGTCTACGGCTGGCTTCCCTACGCCACACGGCGCGACAATCTCCACCAGCTCCTTTTCGCCGTGGGTGCCAGCATCACCAAGACGGTTGCCGGGGCGCTGAACATCAAGTACCTGACCGCCAACGACCCAAAGTTCATCAGCACCGACCGCCTGTACGCAGGCGGCAGCATCGACCACAGTACACCGGCCACCGAAGCCCAGGTGACAGAGCACGTCTACTTTGCCAGCGCCAACGACCAGACCAACACCCTGTTTGACAATACCGACGGGTCCGGGACGGCGAACAATCAGCTTGTTACCTTCGATGGGCCGCATCACAATCTCACGGCCTCCTCGGGCCTGACCATCGTATCGTCCGGGGTCAACCACGCTGTCCTGACCGGCACCGGGACCCTGACAGGCAAGGCGTACTCCCACCAGACCAAGATTATCTCCAAGCAGGCGGAAGCGCCCGCAGGGACGGAGCACGTGGTTTCCGTGACGGACGCTACGCTGGTCAGCCCGGTCAACTCATCGAGTGTGACCGAGCGCGTGCTTGCCTACTATTCGGGGGCCTATCATGCCACGATGGGGCTTGTTGTGGGCGAGGAGCGGCCCGGAGATTCCGTGCGCTACACCAACCCTTTCGAGGAGGTAGACACCGGCCTCATAAAGTCCATGGATATCAATATGTCCAACACGCTAAAGGCAGACACCACCATCACGGGCGGCTATGTACCCACGGGGTCCGGGAATGACTTTGAACACTACGTTGTGCTGACAGGGACCGGAACTTGGACGGTCCCGGCAGGAATCAAAAAGATTCGTGTAATTACTATTGGGGCGGGCGGAGCGGGCCACAATGGTGAGGATGGCAGTGTTGGAACGGGCGGCGGCGGTAGATATACAAATAATAGCACGAAAGTGACTTTAACTGATTGGACTAAGGGTTCCGTTTCAACAAGCGCAAGTTCTTCGGAGATTTCATCTGGGAATGGTGGCAGTGGGGGCGCCGCAGGGGTCCCAGGTAAGGTATTTGAGACAGATATTACCGTCTTTCAGGGCCAATCATTTACATACTCATGCGGCGTGGCGGGCGTATCCGAAGGAGCACTGGGAGAAGAAAGCATTTTCGGTGAAGTATCCTCTGAGGGTGGGTCTACCTTTTTTGGTGGCTTTGTTGATATTATGAGCGGGACTATTTACGCGGCGGCGGGGTCGAATGGTCAGGGCGGCGGCATGGGTGGTGCTTCAGGTTCCGATGGTGAATCCGTAGGTAACGCGTCAGGTGGTTCGGCGATGCTTGGCGGTACCGTCAAGGACAGTGTAACCAAAAAGGACGACCCTACATGGAATTACAAAGATACGATAGGAACGCTGAATGGGCAAATAGGGAATGCTGGTGGTGGCGGAGCTGGCGGTGGGTCAGGAAATAACCGCGGCACCAACGGCAATGGCGCAAAAATGCACCCAAATGGTACACACGAAATCAGAGTCTCTAGTACTGGGTCCACTGGTACCATATATGGAATTATCGGCGGACGCGGAGGAAATGGGGCGAATGGAGCTGACGCTTCCACGTTTGGGTCTTCTGGCGGGGGCGGCGGGGGCGGCGGCGGTGCGGGTGCGTCCTCCTCTGTGAGTCTAACACAGGAGACGACCTTATATGCAAAGGGGGATGGCGCTGGAACGTATACCCTGAGTGTCACCGCGCTCCCATTAAACAGTGCTGCTAGCCCAGGGCTAGGCGGCAGCGGCGGTGTTGGTGCTCCCGGCTGCGTCATTATCTACTACTAAGGAGGCGATACCCATGCTACAGACAACCGGGACCCACATCACAATGCATGAAGGGGACTACGGCCTCCCGCTGCCGTTTCGGGTCATCGGCGGGGACTTCCTGCCGACAGACAAAATCCGCCTCTCCATCGAGAGAGACGGCGAAGAGGTGTTGCATAAGGACTACGCCAAAGGCGATATCGCCGACGGCGCTTTTATTTTGCTCTTTACCGCAGAGGAGACGGGCAAGCTCACGCCCGGTCATTACCTGTGGTACATGACCCTGATTAGAGAGGACCCGAAGGAGGGGCCGCAGAAGAATACCTTCAAGGGACCCTGCACGATGGAGGTGTTTGACCGTGCTTGATATCATCTTTGGCTGCCCCTCGCCGCCTGTCCATGTTGACGGAGACGAAGTAAAGATTATCCGCGGGCCGGCAGGCGATGACGGCAAGGACGGAGATACCCCCTACATCGGTGAGAACGGGAACTGGTGGATTGGCGGCGAGGATACGGGGACGCCGGTCAGCGTAGAGGAGCACGAAGACCTAAAGGGCCGCGGCCAGCCCAGCCAGCACCCCATTGACGCCATTGACGGTCTGCGCGAGGTCATTGACAATCTGCCCGCGGCCATGTCGGCGGACGAGCTGAGAAAGATACTTCTGAATGGAGGAAATGAAAATGCCTGATAACTTTTTAAACTCTGCGCGCGTGGCCGAACTGTGGGCCGCAATCAAGACGGCCCTTGCCGGCAAAGCCGACCTGAGCGCCCTGGACGGCTACACGACCCCTGACGCGGTGGCGACGGCTATCACGTCCGCCCTGACCAACTACGCCACCAACGCGGGCGTCCAGACGGCCATTGCAACCGCCCTTGCCAACTACATGACCGGCACTGAGGTGGACGCAGCCATTGCCAAGGCGGTAGCCGACGCCGCCCACATCACAGTCCAGACGGTAGATACCCTGCCTGCAACCGGAACGGCGAATGTTATCTACCTTGTACCCAACGGCGGCAGCGGCCAGAACTCCAAGGACGAATTTATGTGGATTGCCGGGAAGTGGGAGAAAATCGGCAGCACCGACGTGGACCTGTCCGGCTACTGGGCGAAATCGGACCTCACAGCCATGACCGCCGCCGAGCTTCAGGCCATTTTGGTGTAAGCCATGGCGAAGTTTCTTGACGATAACGGCCTTTCTGCGGTATGGGCCAAAATAAAGGAGTTTTGCGCCGGTCTCATGGCAGCCACCGTGTACGACCCCGCAAACAAGCGCATGGATATATTCGGGTATGTAGATGAGACAGCGATACCAAGAAACGCCAAATATTATCCCATCTCCTCATCGCTTGATATCGATACGCTGACGGATAGCTTGATGCTGGTGCACCGCGACAATGCAAAAGACTGTCCGGTATCTGGATGGTTTGTGTATATCATGCAGATATTCAACGCTGGCAGCGGAAGCGTGTCGGCCACATCTTATCGTACACAGATAGCGTGGCCGTACTCATCGGAAAAGGCCGAGCACGGCATGGCAATCCGCACCTACTCCTCGCAGACGGGTACTTGGAGCGCATGGGAGAAGGTCTATACAGATGCAGCTAAGCCCACAGCCGCCGACGTAGGGGCGCGGCCCAGCACATGGAAACCCACGCCGTCAGACATCGTGCGCGAGGGGTACACCGCAGCCGGGCTTGACCCGATTGCGGCCGCGATGATTGGCTCTGCGGCCAGCAACAAGTCGTTCGGGCTGCCTGCTGAAGCTATTACAGTTGAGTACAGCAACGATGGGGGCGCTACGTGGGAGGACTATGGGGCGTCGTCTTCGGTTAAGTTTGCTTTGTTTGCAGAGCTGCGGGACTCTCCAATTTATCTCGGTAAACGCTCCGCCACTGTGGCCGCTGACCCGGCAAACGCACAGACTACGGACTCCATGCTGAGAGTCACTATCGTACCCAGTGACAGGTATGTGAGCTTCAATTCAATATATTGCTGGTTATCCACGGCGGGAAACAAATGCCAGGCCAAAATAGAAAGCTCTACCATTGGGGAAAAGACAACATTTAGTGAGTTGAAAGGCTGGACGACTGTAAGCGGTTGGGCCGGAAGCAACATCATTTATTTCCGCAGTGGGACATTCGGCGGGGGAGAATCCCAGCCTACCAACCATTATGCATATCGAGTCACGTTTCGAAATACCAGCATCAACGCAGTATCCGGAAACGCTTATATCAATGACATTCGGTTCTTGGGTGTTGATGCGTGGGCTTCTCCTAATAATATGGTTGGCCGCAACCGCCTGTACAAATGGGACGCCCTCCTCAACGCAATCTTTGAGCGGTCGGTAAGCGGCGAACAGCTCATAGCGCGGGCTGCGGATGGGACGCCGCCGCTGGTGGTGAGTTCGTCCACTGCCGTACCGAAACTCAACGCGGACCTCCTGGACGGGAAACACGCAGGTGATTTTGCAAGCATTACCCGGTCAGCAACACAGCCGGCCGGCCAGCGCCCCGGCGACTACTGGGACGAAATATTAACATAAGGAGGCAATGATATGGGTGGAGGTTCGGGTGGCGGCAGCAGCGGGGCAGGCTGGACGCTCATGCTTTTGCCGGCGGTGGACGGCGAGATTCTGGCCGAGTACTGGACAGATACAAATGCCACCCCTGTAGAGGTAACGGCAGGGCAGAGCGCCAAGATAAGCACAAGCAAAATTTATCTCTCCATAATGTGCGATGGGGAGCCGGTCAGCGCCTTGGATATCCCTGTGCTGTTTGATGGCAATACAGCCAAGTATGACACCCAGAATGAGTGCTACACGCTGTCTGCGTCAAGCGGAACTCACACTGTACAGGTTGGTACGGTGACACTTACGATTTCTCCGGGCAAGGTTGGGTTGATGCGCCCTGGGGATAGAGCCACGTTTACGGCAACCGTGTCCCCGGCGAACCTGAGCGTGATATGGAGCGTAGACGGGCCGGGGAATCTGACAGGGAACGGTCTCGCGGCTACATATACAGCAAAACAGGCAGGCGCGGTGCAAGTGGCTGCGGCTGTAGATATGACAAACGCGGGGAGCAGCGTGAGCTTCACGGTGTCGGAACCGATTGTTAAAATCCGTCGGCATCGTATGCGGGATGACGGGACCTACGAAATCGAACACCATGAGACGGGCGCAGAGCAGGTTATCTTCTCCGACGGTGAGACATTCCAGGCCAAACTTGACGCCGGGAAGCTGAACGGGGCAGACGGCAAGAGCGCCTATCAGCAGGCGGTGGACGCGGGCTACACGGGGAGCGAGGCGGCGTTTTACGCGGCGCTGGCGCAGATCCATGGAATCACTGACCTGGGGCAAGACGAAAACGAATATTGGCTGTACTCTTCGCTTTTGTCTGAGCTAAGCGGTGGTATGTACAAGATGAGTGATTGTGATGAGTTCTTGGTATACATTCTGGCGCTCGACTTCCCAGGAAACGCCTCCAATCCACAGGGGGCGCAAACTCAAATTGCAATTTCGTCGGAAGAGCCCGGTTATATTTATTGTAGAGGTAGGTACGGTTCTGACGAGTGGCCTAGCTTCACCTGCATCGCCAACGAGGAGTACGTGGACAAGAAGACGCTGGTCTTCACCAGCAAGACGGTTGCCACCACGGCCTGGGCTGCCAACAGCACCTACAGCGCTCAGGGGTATGGCTTCCGGGCGGCGGTGGCCTGCGCGGGCGTGACCACCTCCCACCGGCCCGATGTGGCCTTCGGGGCGGCTGATTCAGTTGGTGGCAACTTCGCTC